CCAGCAGCCAAAGCAACAACTCCACCGCCTGCTGGAGTAGCCCATGAAGGCACACCGCCCGCAACAGTTAGAACTTGACCAGTCGTGCCAACTGCCAAGCGCGTGTTTGTGTTCGCCGTAGCTGATGAATAAGCAAGATCACCAAGCGTGGTGCCAGGTTGCAATGCCTTCAGCCTTGTATCTACACCTTGCAATGCAACATCAAAATCTGCCGGAAGATCCGTTACTAAATCTGTCGCTGTGGGTAAAACAAAACCATAATTCGTTGTCGGGTTTGCCACGTGTTTTCTCCTTACGCCACAATCGTGGCATTGATCCAATCCAAAGTTGGATTGACTGTGTTCCATGCTTCAACAATCGGCACATCATTCCATCGCATGGCTTGCAATGAGAATGAAATCGGTGACAAAATCATCGAAACGCTTACCTGATTATATCTGGCCGAGAATGTCCAGCCTTCAACGAAACCAAGAAAATCGCCGGAACTCATATTGAGTGGCAAATTGGCAAGATTGACCGGCATACCCATAAACACATTGATGAGGTCATCGCGGTCGGCATCATCAAGCTCTGGGTTGGTCAGTTCAAATGTGATGTTGTTAAAATTGAATCGTGGGTAGGCTCTGAGCTCTAAATAGAAATTTGCCTGATCTTGAGCATCGGCTTGATGCTTGATGGTTGTTGTAAATATCTGTGCAAGCTGGCCGTATAGGCCAACCGATGCAGGATTAACCGCGCTGACCTCCAAAGCTGAATTGTTGCCATACCTAAGCGTGATGGTATTTCTCACATCTCCAGCACGCGATTGGATGCTCAAACCCGATGCCAAAGCATGGTTGGCGGTCAAATCAACATAGCCATTTGCAGCTAGATAGGTCGTGCGATGTGTTGAATCTGCATAAGAAATTTGGCCTTGTGCATTTTCATAAATGTAGCCAAGCCCGGATGTAGCCAAAGCTGACACCAATGAATACACATCGGTTGTGTCTGCACCGCGATTTTCCAGCTCGTAATTGCCCGGCTGGTCAATTTCACCCAATCCGCTATTTTCGGCATCTTGCCATTGAGTTGTTGGATCATAAGTGGCCCATGTCAAGGCTTGTGGCACTTCTTGCCATGACAAAAACAAAACCTCTTTGAGAATTGTGTAAATCTGATTTCCATCAAAATCATCGCTTAAAACGCCTTCGGTAAGTGCCTTTGGCAATCTAGCCAATGCACCCAATGCGACAATTCTGATGCGTTGAGCATAATCAACGCTGCCAACCTCAGCCACGGCAATGCCAACATCAACTACAGAACCGCCAAAGATTGGCACAAATGTAGCTGTGGAATCTTGCAGCTCAATTGTCAGCGAGTCATTAATTTCAATCAACACATTTGTGTGATCTAGATTGATTAATTCAAGGTTTGTGTAACCGGCATTTGCCTGTTCATAAATGTTGGTGCGCCCGCTGGTGATGGTCAAATTGGCCAGAATGGCATTTTGATATTGAACACCGCCAATCGTGACACGCCACACAGGATTAAAAAGTGTCATAAAAATACCAAATTGGATGCGCCGTTTGTTCCTCTAAAACTTGAGTTATTTAAGGCGTTTGTTGTTGCCCGGCTAAATGCCTCCTCATCAATAATTGATGGAGCATTGACATTTATTGTAATTCCACCTTGAGCGGCTAATCGAGCAGCATTTTGTGAATCTGTAAAACCACCGCCGCCGGCAGCTGCTAAACGCGCTGCATTTTGGGAATCGGTAAATGCACCTGTAATAGCTTTTGTTGCCGTTGCCGCTGATTTCACGGCAGTAGCTACGCCACCGCCACCGCCACCGCCACCGCCACCGCCACCGGTGCTTGGAATAATGATGCCGCTTGTTGATCCAGTTCCTCCACCGCTAATTGCTCCGGGTGCGCCACCAACGGCAAATTGTTCTCCTGTTTTTTTGTTTGCCAAAGCATTTGCAGCTGATAAAACACCAGCAGCCAAAGCAACAGCTCCAACGCCTAACAATGGATTAAGAGCAAAAGCCGTAGCAATTCCAGTCACAATGGCCGATGCTTTGAGCGCGTTATATGCGGCAATTAAAGTGTTAATGAGTGCAATAGTTGCCGTAACAGCAGCAGCAATTTTTGACACCACAAAGATTGTGCCAATAACCGCCGCAACAGCAATAAGCTCATCCTTAAATTCAATAACTGTTGTAATAAGGCTTCTGATGCGTTTGCCCCATACAAGACCCATTTGTTCTGATTTAGTCAAACCATCAGTAAGGCCACCTTCACCAGTTAATCCATTTACAAATTGTTGAACGACAGGCACAACCTCATTAAGGATAAATGTTGTTAATTCTTGAATGACAGGCAATAGAGCTGAACCTATTTGCTCTTGAACTTCATCAGTTGCAATTTTGATGCGAGCAAAAGCCTTTTCGGTGCTGTTAGCTTCATTCGCTGCAAAACCGCCAAAAGTATCTGTCAAAGTATTAAAAACTAAATCAAAATCTTTGGATTTAAGAATTGATTGATCAATGCCTAATCCCAATCGGCCCAAAGCATTAAGGTTGCCATCATAAGCTTTTCCGAGTGCATTTGCTACAGCTTCAAGAGGTTTGCCGGTTGCTGTGCTGACATCCAGCGCAAGATTTAGCAAACGTTGTGCATCTTCAACATCTTTTGTTGATCTGACTAAACGAGCAAAAGCCGGGCGTAATTGATCATCAGTTATTCCAATTGCAAGGCTTGTCGTGCTTATATATTTCTCAACACCAGCAATTTGATTTGCTGTGGCATTTGTTGTGTTTTCAATTGTCAATGCCAAATTGCGTTGTGCTGCTTCATCGGCTGCTGCATTTTTAATTGCTTGAGCAGCGTAAGCCCCAATGGCTGCGGCTGCTGCGGCAAATGCCAAAGCTGCTTTTTTGCCAAATGCCTCAAATTGATCACCGAGCGTTTGGGTGTCTTTACCAGCTGTGCCAATGTTTTTTGAAAAATCGGCAATGTCAGCTAATAAAGCTAATTTTAATGTTCTGGATTGTCCGGCCATCTCACCACTCCTTCACAATGCGACCAAAAGCCTCAATCCATTGGCCAACCAAATGTGGCTGTTCAGCTCTTAATGTTGGATAAATAAACCAGCCGCGCGATCCGCGGCCTTCACGGCCTGACCAAACCGGGAATTGTTTGTATTTGTTTGAGCCAAATTCATAGCCGCCCCAAAGTTGTTGAGTCGTGCCGCCGCCACTAAATTTTTGAGAAACAAAGCCAAATGATAATTCGCCCACTTTGGATGATTTGCTTACCCGGGAGCCTTGAGCGATTCTTGATGCGGCTTGATTTGGCCGGCCACTAGCTGCGCCAATAATTTTGGATTGCAAATAAGTAGCTAAATTATTGCTAACACTTTTAGCTTGAGAAATAGCTTCATCATCCATTGCCTTAAAAGCTCTGAAAACAGATCGCAATTCATCTTTGTTAAAAGCAACCGCTTCATCAGCCATTTCTTTTCTCCAAAATCTCAATTGCTGTTAATAAATCCTCTGCCGTTAGAAATTCGCTAATTGGTTGGCCGCTTGCAATAGCGACCTCCCACATTATGCGATTTATGCTTCCGGCTGGATGACTTTTGGGTTTGCATCACCGACATTAATGTCGCTGACAGTCTCGCACCAAATATCAAATGGTTTGACAGTTTTGCCAGCCATTTCACGCTTCATTGCATGGTATGCAAGAAACAACAAATCAGAAACGCCCATTTTTTCTTGTGCTTGTCCAATTGTGTTGCCAGTCTTGTTTTCCCATTTGGCCCATTCCGCTGGATGTGCAATGTAGGTTTCTGCATTGCCGTCCGTATATTCGATTGTAATTGGTAGTTTCATGCTCCCGATTTCCTTCCTAGAGTGTTGGTGTGGTCACGCAAGTAAAGTTTAATGAAACAGTTTGTGCATCCGGTGCTGTGCCTCCGGCTGATGGAAAGATTGGCTGAACATCAAAATTGAAAACCGATCCTGATGCAGCTGTAAAAACAACGGCCAATGGTGTGTTTGGTGCTGTGTCTGCCGCTGTCCATAGCGCATTGCATAATGATCCACCTGCTGGCCAGTCGGCAAGCATTTCAACAGCAAACGATCCTTGCGAATCGGTCGTAAAATACGCCTTGCCGTCCAAAGTTTGATATGTATTGATTGTGCTATCAATTGTTAGAATTGCGGATGTGGCTTGAGCATCATACGAATCACCATCAATGGTGAATGTGATATCTCTGCCGGTCACGATAGTTGTTGGCATGATTTCTCCTTAGTTGGTGTAGTAGGTGCTAACTTGTAAATCAGCCGTAAGATACTTACCGGCACCGATTTCCAATGGTTGTGGGTTGCTTACATTGCCGACTGTATAACCTGCCGGCATTGTGCTGATGATGCTGATCATCAATTGTTCAAGATTGTCCAAAGCTGCGGCATTGTTTGAATATCCCACAACGCCGGTCACACTTAAATTAATTTTGACTTTTGTTGTTGCTCCGTTAATCAAAAGGCTTTCAAGATACGGCGATCCGGGCACCAAACAAATGCTCGGTGATGTCATTGTCTCTGGAATTCCGTTATAGACATTGGCCGCAATTGTTGAAAGTGCTGTCTGCAATGGTGTGCGGATGTCGGCCTCGATGGTCATTGGCACATCGTTTCAACATCAAGAAATGGGCCTAAAAGCCCGATAACTCTGTTGCTCAAGCTGCGGCCCAAAATGAATGGTGCCGGCTGAAAATTATCTCCCATGATTTGATTGCCCGGAGCTGTAATGCTCTGAAATATCTCTACGGCAACAACCAAAATGGCGTTTTCAATTGGTGGTGTGTTTGCATAAAGTGATGCGGCTGATCCACCGGATAAAGTAGCCGTTGCATTTGGAATAAATGGCAACGGGTATGTGCGATCAGCCGCGGCTGTGGCCGCTGTCCATGTGTATGGCTCAATCCGATCATCGGTAACTGTGTATGTTCCATTGTAAGTACCGGCCCCGGTTACAACAACGGATTGCCCCGGCACAAAATAGTTTGGCCGAATTGTAGTGAAATAAATGACGGAATCACTTACATTGGCAAAAGCAACCGATGATTGGTATTGAGTAAGTAACGGCAAAATTGTTTGTTCAGCTGAATCAATAAATGAATCAAGCTGCGCATCAGAATACAAGGAAACCGAGACACCAAGAATTGATCGTAGCTGTGAGGCTGTGACTATTGCTGGCATCTCGGTTCCTTTCGTATCGTTAGCGTTCGGGAGCGACCGCTACCGATGATTGATTTATTTATGGGAGGTTATTAAACCTTGCGCCATTTGGCACCTTTGCGG